CACGGACGAGTATTGATAAACCGTATCAACTGCTTGACCGATAGTCTCAAATACTTTGCCACCATCTTGGCTCCACACCATGTATCCGCCATTGATGTTGTACTGGAACACGCTGGCAAGATCATCAACAAGCGTCATTGATGATATATCAAACGGAGCTGGCAGATCGTTAGTGAGCATGTGCCTGACGCTGAAGTTATCATCCCACAACGCGAAGAGCTGTATGCCGTCAGCAGACACAGACATGCCACGAGGAACGCCGTCACTCCATCCTTTAATTGTGTCGTAATCAAAATACCCTATTTGCAGGTTTATCGTGTCAACATCACTCTCGTCAGGTATGTTAATTTTTAAAATTCTGCTTACATATTGAAACCACGTCCATATATAAAGACACGAGTTATCTAGAGCAAGACCATATGTAAATATATTTAGCGCTGAAAGCGCTTTTGACTTCGTGTAGGTAGCCGATGTCAGGTCGAATTGCGTAGACAGTGCAAACTGGAAGAATGTTGATCCGCTCTGCGATACTAGAGTTAATCCATCTTTAGTTATCCAGAACGCAAGCGGATTCGAGCCACTGCCAGCGGCTGTTGGAAGAGTGACAACGGCATCTGAACCTGTGAGTGTAGCTAGATCGTATGCGCCAGAAAAGTGATGAGCTTGAAATTTTAACTCTGCTGTTGTGCCTATGACACGAGACCACATGATGGTGCCTGCGTCGTTCCAGTATATGTTGCCATTTTGTGCGCTTGCACCTAGATACTGGCTCACGCCATCACTAGCGATGGTAGTTGAGAACCCAATGTCGCCCTGACTTATGATCTGTATACCGATGTAATCTGTATTCAATCCGTCAACAGTATTCCTCATACCGATATCGAACTGATCCTTGCTTGATAAAATCTTATCGTATGACTGCGCTGATATGATAATCAAATCTTTACAGCAATCACCAAGCACATCGCTGAGCTGAACGTTTGTCCAGCGTCCGTTCACCATCATCAGGATGTCGTCGTTAGACTCGTTAGTGATGAGCGTATCGACCAGATTAACCAGTGATGTTAGGTGCGGGTTCTCAATGTTTTCGATATGAGATTCAAGAAGTTCCTTGACTTCAGTCAGAATTTCTTCATCAGTAGTTCCACCAGACCTGATATCGTTGAGAGCCTGAACTACAGATATGTAGTCTTCGACCATGGCATCGCCCCAGCCAGTGAGCTGTCTTACATCATCAGCAGAAAGCTGGAGACCTATCAAGTCTGTAGTAGCCATGACTTACCCGAAGTATAGTTTAAAACGTGAGAAAGCAACCCTTGAGCGTGATGCAATGCGAAACTTGAATCCAACCCAGTCTTTAATGTAGCCGAACCGTCGAGCAATAAATCGTTTACCAAAATCAGATGGCAATCCATACTGCGCCCACCATTCTTTACCGTAGGTTACACCATCATAGGTCATCGATATAGCAACCGTCGCATCCTTTGTGGCAGTGAATCCCTTGACAGTTTCTATTTCAATCTCGTCGATCGATAGGCTTTCCATGTCGACAAAAGGAGTGTACAGGACGCACTCAGCAAGCTCACCGTAATGAGTCGCTACAGTTTCATCAATCAGTCCAATGTTGCCGTTCTCTTTATCGCCAGTAACCCATGAGCCAAGTCTAGGCTCGAAAATACAATGCTTCGCACGATAATCTCTTGCACCATGGATAGCATCAGTGAACACGTCGCTCTTCAGGATGCTCCATGCGACACTTAAACCGGCAACCTTTGCCAGCGTGTAGTTGAGCATTAAAGTCTCGTTAGGTAGATGCACGATTAGGTACATGTAGCCATCTTCGGTGCGTGACTCGACCACACTTTTACCGAGAGCGTCTTCGCTGTACTTACCGATGATTTTGTCAACTTCTCGGGTAGCAAGTTTCTCGGTACCGCCAACAGTGAGCGCGTGTATTGATACGTTCTCTTCCTTGGCTCCACCCATGATCATGAACTTGCCGTCCATCTCACACTTGCAGTGCGTACCGACAATGCCAGACTTCAGGAGGCGACCACGGACGCGAGCGAAACCGAACTGGCCTTGGAATGCGCTCGGGTCAGCTGAGCGCACTTGGAAGTATTCTGTTGTGTACCGATTGAACACGGCCACCTTGTTGTCAACAGTACTAGCAACCCCGACAGTGATATCAGGGGATATGCTTGAAGTGTCGTATTTGAATGAGCTTATTGATGACTCAGAGCTAAAGTCAGTGTGGTACAGGTATTCGCCGTCAGTAAAGAAGTACACGCTGTCAACCCAGCATGCATCAATAGGATCACCGGCATTCAGGGTAATTTCACGGAACCCAAACTGACTATCGTACAGGTAATATTTTCGGCTGGCGATGATAGCCTGAGTGTTGAATGAATACGGTAGAGACACGTCGTCAACACCGAATACATCACCAAGCTCTGTTACTGTGCCATCTTTAGCGACCTCGATGAACTTCTCACCAGATACTCTGTAATGCCTCTTATGGCGCTCATTCCATATACCGCCCCTGTCAGCACCAACACCATTACCATAAAGGCTTAGGCCAGCTATCTGGAGCATGTAACCCTTGGTGCCAAACAAGTCGGCCTGAATAGCTGGGAGGTTAACTGGGAGCGCGTCACGGTAATCCGTGGCGACTCCCATCTTGTCGCCAGAGAGGAGGTTTATGTTTTCAGACTGTTGCATTATCACTCTCTCTGAATTTCAAATAGACGCTCTCTTGTTTTTACTCTTCCTGATGGTGATGTGGTTATTGTTACCTTGACACAAGCTGAGCCTTCGTATGGGCAATCATTAGCCTTGAGTCGATAGAACACGCCAGTGTCCGTGTCATATGAGCTGACTGGTTGAGGCAGTTCTTCAATAACTGACAATTCAAGTATAATGGCATTGACTTCCTCCCTAGCGTCACTCCAATTTTGGTACGTTATTCCGCTACCAGTAATACCTTTAACACCTTCAAAAATCTCAGTTCCTCCTCTCCACAGCGCCCGTGTCTAAACTGCAAGTTGCCAGCCTCACCGGATGCTGTCTCATTGCCGAGTAGTATCTGGCCAGCACTATATGTACTACTGAATACAATTTTAACCGTGTATGACTTCTCGGCGCTGAATTCAAAACCAGCCTGATACGCTGAAGCTACGTCAGGCGTAAATGATAACGTATTATTGGCAATGACAGCCGCACCTGAACATGTCCATGCGCCAACACCGCATGCATTCGGGAAGTTCTGGTCAAGAGATTCCTCTGCGATGCCACCAGTAGGATTCTCTGGGTCAGCAATACCCGTCACCAGACTCAGGCCAGCGCCGACTTCAATGACGTAGCTGTCGATAGTCTCGTCCATTAAGTAACTGGCGAATGATGACTGGTAATCATTGATATCACCGCACAGCATTTTCTCGTTTCCGGCACTGGTAATTGGTGGAGTTGATGAAGGAAAAAATTTTCTAAATCGATTGCCAAATTGACGGTTACCTGAACCGACCGGCATGCGAGACGGATACGCAACTTGGCGAACACGTTCTCTGGCTAACACTGCTGAGCTTGCTGAAAATGAAGCGCGAGCAATGCTATCTAATTTAATTGGTACATCCTTACCGAAGTCTGGACATAATGTGACTGCAAGGTTTGATGCAATCATTCTGTGATGAACACGATCTACGCCACTCGCGGCTGTAGCTGTCGGCTCTTCTTCGAAGTTATAATTAAAGTTTAAAGTTCTTCCCCAATATTCTGCCATCATATCTTCAAGACGCCATAGGGCTGTCTCTGTGTCTTCAGGCGTTGGGTTTATTGTCAGTCCAGAGATTCTTAACTGGGAGTAAGCTGAGTTGATAAGCTCGACTTTGGTTTTCATGGGTCACCTCTGGTACTAAGTTGTGGGTAATAATAGCATCAAGCTCTCCACGATGGGAGAGCCTGAGCCATTAATTATTTACGCTTTAGTCGTAAATGAACCACAGCCTTGTGGGTTTGCCACGGTCACGCCGTACCAAGTGAACAGACGACAAGTGAATGACATGTCCAGTAACGAACCGTCATACGCCATGTACATCTTCTGACCATTGCTCATGGTAGAAGAGATCACTTTCATTCCACCGAACTCATTCAGCAGTTCGATAGGTGCGTCGCCAGATGTAACTTCGACAGAGCCTTTGCATCCGAAGATGTTCTGCTTACCGCCGGTTACATTCAGAGCGTTGATTGTTTGACCAATCAAGGCACCAGTACAGTTACCATAAGCTGGGTACAGGTCAGGCTCGTTAGTATCAACAAGGTTGGCCAGTATAGGCTTAGGATAAACACTGATGGATACATCAGTATCAACCGCAACAACAGTGAAGGTCATCAACTGACCTGAGTCACTCTTATCAGCTAAGCCAACAGCGTTACAGCCAGTGACGTTAACTTTATCACCGACAGCGAAGCCAGCAGTAGCCGCTACACCAAGCTTACCAACACGACAGTCGACGTTAGTTACAGCGCCTGTTGACGCATCGACAGAGCCAGCTTCTGGGATAAAGGAATCACCAGAGGTGCTTAAGCTTGCGCCTAATAGACCAGTGATAGCTTCAGTACCAGCAGATGCCGCTAGTGTAGGCAGGAATGAACCTGTGTACACATCGAACTCAGCGACGTTAGAACCGATCTGGCCAGTAGCCCATGTATCAGCAGGACGACCTTGTAATGTCTGACGGCCAGCAAGCTGATCACCAAAGGTAAGGTTGTCACGATCGTTAAGAACAACAAAGCGAGAGTCGCCTTTGTTAGCCTGACGCTCATTCAATAAAGCCTGAGCTGTAGCGATAGCTTTGAAACCAGAGTTTGCATTGTCTGACAAGTCATACTCGTAGAACAATGAACCCTGTAGGGCAATTGCGTTAGCGATAACGCTGTTCAGTTCAGTAGCTTGACGCTTACCAGACTGTTCACCACGACGCTTCCAGAATTGCATGTCACGAAGGTCATCAGCAGTTTGCTTGATGATATCGTTCTTTGGTGGGGTCAAGATAGCTGGATACGTTTCTTCAACGATCTCAGTTTCAAGACCAGTCATATCCCACCCTTCGATTATCGGAGAGTGCTGTTGGTAAGGTCGCCATACCGCACCGCCGCCGAAGGCACCAGTGTTTTGACCGCCGGTACCAGAATTCTGCATATCACCAGAATCAGGTTGGAAGCGTTCGACCAATGAAAGCATCTGCATCTGATGCTCGTAAGTTTCGAGAGCCTGCTCAAAGAGCACCTCTACAATTTTTCCTGTTTTAGCCATGTCATAATCCTCAGATTAAATGTTACCAGTTAGAAGTATCTACACCAGCCTTGCGAGCTTCACGTCGAGCATTGAATCGAGCCTGAGTATCGCCTTTCTTATCAGCGTCATCATAAGCCTTTTTGTATGCCTTCGTTTGAGCCTTCTCATGTTTGTCACCTTTGACGTTTGGAGCAGGCTTCGGTGCATTCGTTTTTCGTTTCTTCGGAGCAGACAGTTCAGCATTCAACTGACCGATATAAATTGAGGCGCTAACCCCAGATCGATCATTTTCAAAGCGCGTCTTCAGTTCCTGTAATCGTGATGAGTTCACACCAAGGTTATACATCACCTTCTCTGAACCATCACCTAGATTCGCAATAAGCGCATCTACTATCGCATCACCAGCTCCGTCATTAGAACGATCGGGATTAAAAACACTCTCGACCATACTACGCAGACGGAAGTCAGCGTTTTGATACATTTCAGCTGTGATACCGCTCTCTTCAGAAAGCTTCCCTGCCCGTTCATAGTGCTTGTCCACTGCTGAACCAACTTTCGCCTGTCGCTCTTTGAACTCTTGTTGCCTGCGTGTGGCCTGATCGCTTGCTTGATTCTCGGCTTGTTGCTTCGATATGCGGTAGTCCACCATGGCACTAGTGAAAGCGCCTTGAGGGTCTGCCTCTCCATCGAAGTCTTCGCGCCGTGGCTCATGCAACTGCGTGGCCGGTCTGCGTGGCTTCTTAAGCTCCTCGTTCTCACGACGTAGCTGTTCCATCGCATCGTCCTGTTTGGCTATCTTGGCCTTGTACTTGCGCCGAGCTTTCGCCATGTCGGAGTCATTGAACTTTGCACTCGATGGTTGGCCTCCATCATCGTCGTCATCCGTATCGCCCTTCATCCAGTCTTCAGTTTCAGCCTTACCTTCATCATCCTCATCACCCTCCGCAGGGTCACCAGCATTTTCCAGTTCGTCATCTACCACTTCGTCATCGGTCGCCTCTTCACCAGCTTGCGGAGCTAATGTGGACTCTTCCTCTTCTAAAGCGTTTGAAGCTTTCAGTTCTTCCAGTGTTTGTTCAGCCATTTAATTTCTCTCTCGTTTGGTAACGATTAATACCCAGATGCCCTCTGGTAAGGATCACGATTTAGCCTGTTCGTATTCAGTAGGTAAAGAATAAAACTTTTTTAACGTGTCTGCAAGCACCGTTTAACGGGCGTTCAACATTAATTTTTGCTTATTTCTGACAGATTGAGCCTACGAAAATAGATGTCAAGCACTTTTTTCTCAACGACACGGTAGCGTTTCTAGCGATATATACTACTATAATAGGCTAAAGT